TAAAACCAGCTACGCCTAAATTCCTGGTAAAATAAAAAGGATGCTGATAATTAGGATAGGCATTGTTTTGAGGAAAAGTTGTGTTGCCGTTGGTGTCTATAAAACGAGTGGCCCCATAGGGAATTTGACCTATATAAGTCATTTCATCCACCGAAGGCAGAGAAGTTCCACTGCCCCTATAAATATTAATAAACTCAATGTCTAATTGATCGAAAGTGGGCGTACCATTTTTAGGTATAGCAACACTTGGATAGCCTATTTCTAGCAATATTGCACTAGCCCCACCGACGGAAGGAATGCCTCCAAAGGTATACGTATTCCTACCTGTAAGGGTATTAACTATAGAGGAGATGCCCACCACCTTGTTTTCAAAATACATACTAGGAATTTCTGAGCCGTTTCTTTTTTTATAAGTATATCCATAGGTAATGAATGCAAAGCCAGCCGTATAAAAACCAGCGCTTGATCCGGTCCCTATTACACTCACACCCGCAGAAGTAAGTATCTCCACCGGAGCTGCGAAAGCATAAAACGTAGAGCCATTAAAGCCCATGTGATTACTACCGTTGGCTAGCCATAATTGATCATTATATGTTTGGTAATCGTACTGGGAAAACTGGTTTTCGCCTAAATAGTTTGTCGCATCCGTTATCGGTTGAGTAACTGCAGCACCTATTTTTTGACCTATTCCACCACTACTGCCAAAAATAATATAACTAGAGCCATCCGTCCTAATATACTCCGTTAAAGAAGTAATGGGAAAGCTAGCGCCTGCACTAATCATTTGAGTCGAACCATCCCTCTTTGTAAGAGCGTTTGGGACCCGAAAATCTACATTAAACAGCTTTAAAAACTGTGTTCTTTGAGTCGTATACTCAGAAGCCTTTTCGTTTACTCCACCTAGATTATTATAATTCTGAGAAACTAGTTTTGGATATGGCATTAATACTCACCATACCCCGAGGAAGTCGCGTTAATCATTCTAGGCTTGTCCACTTTTCTTTGCTGAGAGTTTTTCGTCATCAATTCTTCATAGTAATTTTTCTTAGCAATCAAGCCAGACATGTCTCGCCCGTCTTTAATCATCCCGTCCAGAGCCGCTAAAATAGCTATTAACTCAACGTATATTTCCGGACAGTCCGGCTCGTCAGCATCTTCCACCATTTCCACAACCCTATAGGTGTAATCCATTTCTAATAATTTAGCGCTGTCAGGAATAGGCTGTAAGTGGAAATACTCTCTAGATAAATAGTAGTTCGTAGGCGTTCCAGTAGTTCCGTAAAGCATGTTTAACTGACTTCTCACCATTGGATTTAATTGCTTCTTATTTCTGTTTACACCCGTTCCACCCGTAATAATACTAAGGTAATTGACCTTTAAAAAGTCAGATGGATAAGCATATACCTCTTGGCTTTGAACCGTAGTAGATGTGACACACTTCACATAGTAATCTTGACCAGCGTTAACGAGCATCTTTTGAACCTCAAATAAGGCCCTATTTACTCGTCTACCTACCGTAGCCTCGGTAAAATATCCGTACTCAGGATCGTCTAACCAGTCCACTACTAGATCTTTAATGTTCCTAAAAGTTAAAGCCATTTTTCTACTCCGTCCATATAGTAGTAACCCCAGCATAAAGCGCAGACCATACAGTAGTCACGCCCAAAGCGCAGGAAGTCCAATTAGTTGTTACAGGATCAAAACAAGGGGCCCAGGGATCGCCTCCACCCCAAAGAAAACCAAATGTTATAATACCAATAGGCGAAATACGTTGATTTACGTAATCGCCCACAGTTCCAAATGTAATTTCGTTTAAAGGATCAAACTCTACATTAATTGGTATTACCAAAATCAACGCCCTCTTTTTCCATGAGACCTATTAAATCTCTCGTAACTTCCTGCCACGAATGCTTATCAGTTTCTAGTGTAACCTTTTCGTATCTTTTCTCAAGTATAGCTTTGTTTAAATTTTCAGCCCAGAATGCTATCTCGTCTTCAGTTTCACAATTCTTATCGGTTAGAAAATACATCTCTTTAGGAGCTGCACTAGCTATCGTATCAGATAAAGCCCCCATGTTCCGGACCATTGGGTAGGTTCCACTTGCTAGAGCCTCTAAAACAGTAATACAATAAGTTTCAATGAAGTCAGCCGGGTATAACCAGACTGATGATTCTTTAAAATGATGAATCAATTCTGATTTTCCGACATTCCCATGGTAGTGAACAAAGTCTTTGTTATCCTCTACCTTCGCCATAATCTTATCAGCCCAATCATCAGCACCCATTTTTCTCATGTTCTCAACACCGTAAAACAAATGTAATTCCACAGGAGTACCCATTTCTCTTACTTTCTTGCATACATCAATGCAGCGCTCCAAACCTCTGTCTGGAGAAGATGAAAAGATAACTTTCATAGGGTTTTTCTCTACTTTATCAGTCTCAGTCCACAACTTAGGCTCTATTCCATTTCTAAATAGCTCTATTTTCTCTAGATTAACACCTTGAGAGGTATGAAGATAATGCTTATGGAATGGGCTCAAAGCTAAAATCTTATCAAATTGCATTTGCTCAGCCCCAATACATTGCAGATCGTGACACCATGTAAACATAGGAGCGTTGCTTAATTTAACCGAATGCCTCCAGGCTATATGAAATTTAGGCTTATATCTTTGAAAGTACTCTCCCAATTCTTTTAGTGGGACATATTCAACCCCACTTTCACACCGTTTATACTCTTTTCTCATGTTAAAAATCTTTACTGGTATTCCTAGCATTTCTCTTAAGTATCTAGCTACCTCAACCGCCGCTGTCTCGCTTCCACCTAATCCCCTAACCTTATGGGCATCCTCGTCCCACTCGCCTACAATAGAGCCAGGTGGAGTCGAAATCACTATCTCGTTTATTTCCTGGGCATCGGCTCTAATAGTAAAAAGCTTATCATTTTTCTCTATCAAGTCGGCTAGCTGGGCTTTCGTGTCGTCTTCTCTTAAAGATTCAAATTCCTTTTTAGCATCGTCCATTAATCCCATATTCATATAGCACTGTACTAATTGATAGGTAGGATATTCATGGTATGAAGTCTCTAAAGCAAAGATAGTGTTGCTCAAATTCTCAGGCTCACACGCCCTTGCAGACTTATAAAAAATCATTGCGCCTTTAATATCGTTTTTCTTAAGCCTTGCATCTCCCAATAAACACCAAAACTCAGCCCTACTCGGTAGTAATTGAACACCATTTAAAGCTAATTGCTCAGCTTGAGTATAAGCCTCGCACTCATAGGCAGACTGTGCGCAATACTGAATTGCCAAGATTCTATCCGGAAAAGCTGTTTCCTCGCTTTGAGCCGCTTCCATTAAATATTTAGAAGCCTCTTTATGTTTTCCAATATCAAACAACTCTTTACCATAATAAAAAGTCAAACGAGCGTCTAGAATACCGTCTTTTTCAAACTCTTTAAATATATCAAGATTTCTATTCTTGTCTGCAGTAATATCCTCCGCAGTACGAACATGCTTAATCTCAAATGTAATGCACTTCTGGGAGTGAATTCTCTTAGTATCATCTTTAGGAACTAGACCCTCATGGATAGGGTATTTCCAATGAAATTTCTTTTCATTCTTTACAACTCTCTCTCTAATAAAATTACAAACAGACTTCCCATTTTTATCCTGAGTATAGTCATAATTTACCATCCAATAGTCGGCCGCGCCCATAACATTATCACGCCACAAGATAAATTCGTCTACATTAATAATCTCGTCGTCAGCATCTAGCCAGAAATAGTAGTCAGAGGTACATCTGTCCATTCCATACTGTCTTGCTTTAGAGAAGTCATTAACCCATTTAAAATGATCTATTTTTATGTGGCCATGAGACCTAGACCAGTCCGTTAATATTTCGCAGGTTCTATCCGTTGAGCCAGTATCAACTATCACTATCTCATCAAATAAATCTACCAATACAGGCAGCAATCTTTCCATGTGCTTTTCTTCGTTCTTTACTATCATTCCTAAACTTATTGTTGGTCTTGTGTGTGACATTCTATCCTCTCCTTCATTTATCTAGTTTTCTACGTTGTTTACGATTAACCCACTGCCAATTACCTTCCTTGTCTTGGATTATCGGCGGCATTTTACCTGGATGCTGTATTTCCCATGCATCTATGGCTCTAGAGAAGTTGCCAAAAAACTCTTCTTTTTTTAAGTCTACTTCAGTTGGATCTATTTTGTTTTCAGACATAATTCCCCCATGTGTGTAAGGGAAGTATTCTAAATTATATAGTTAAAATCAAGTTTTTGTAATTTCAGTCGCTGAGTCATTAATTGTTTGACTAACTAGTGTTGTTGCGCCAGTGCGATCTTGTCTAATCAATACGCCGGTAGCTTTCGTGTAATTTTCATCCCCTTCCTGTAATTCTTGTAATCTTTTAAGAAATCCAAACAAAGAGGTGGGATCACTCGCAGAATTGCCGATCAAAGCTGTAGTATCTCCAATAGAAGGATCAAGCGCCCCAGTGATAAATCTATCGGTCGTTGACAGGCCCGTTGTTGCTCCTGAACAAACAAAGGTAATTGCCTCTACCGGACTTAAAGTAAATGAGTATAATCCTGTGGTTGAAACCTCTGCAATGCTTGGCGGCGTAACATTTCCACCAGCACTGTTTTTAAACACTGTAAACGTAGGAGAAAGCCCTGTATTTGCACTAGGGTCACCACTTCCAAACTGTAGAAAATAAACACTCATAAACAATTCCTTTAAAGGTGGGACGTATGAGAAGCAACAACCAACTCACACGCCCCTAGGACACACACAGTCCCTTAGTACTAATCCATGGGAATTAATACCAAGACTTAATATCCTGTAAATTTTTAACTACCACGTTGATTTCCATTTGAGCTACCGCTGCGTTTGTACCAGCCGTAACAGCCGACAAAACATCGCCTTTTTGCAACTCTAGTAAGCTTGAACCAGCCGCAGGTAAAACAAAAGACTGTACTCCACTTGTACCTAAAGCCACTTGTGTCAAAGCCGCAGTAATATCGATGCTAGTAAGACCTCCGCCAACAACAAATCTATCGATTGCAAGCTTTACTGTAGGTGTACCAGAAAGACCTAAACAAATATGTTTAGCACTTTGGATTTGCATTGGACGTGCAATGTGTTGAGCAAAATATCTAACGCCTGTAGATGATTCTTGAACCTTTAAACTAAGATCTTCCTGTTGCTCAGAAACATCCATTGATCTATTAATATTAGCCATTATTTCTCCTATTTTTTCATTAGTGACGTGTTTACGTCGTTAAAAGTTTTTTTAAATTGTGATCTATAATCATAGAGGAAAGATTCTACCGTATTGGAAAAATCCCGTTTTTCGCTTGCATCTTTCTCATCGTCAACTTCGTCCATATCTTTAAATAAATCTTCATTTTTAGATAAATCCATCGCTTTGATTCGATTTAATACAACCTCAATCCCCCAAGGAACAGCCTCGCCTCGAACACTCCAGTTCTCAGTCAAGGCCATTACTAAATAAGGATCACTTTCAACTACCCCAAGACTTATTTTGTCGTACTCGTAATACTTCACACGCTTATGACTAGCCCATACACATAAAGTGCCATTGGAATTCCTCTTTGCGTATAAATTCTTATCGTATCGACGTAAATTCCTTGTCAATATATCTTCCATGATCCCCATTTTATCCCCTTATGGACTTACATAGCTTTGAATTGCTGAACAACCTCTAGCTTTAGAGTTAAATAGGTTAGCAAAGAAACGAATTCTTACCTCTAAACTATCAGTCTCAGCTTGTGGAATGTACATAGTTCCAGTTTCATCAGCAAATTCCATCTCAGCTAAAACATATTTTTCAATGTGCTTTTCGTTAAGAAAGAAAATTCTAGTAGGACAGTCTTTATCTGCCACTATTGGAATACCGTTGAACTCTAGGAAAGATTTACCTTTCTGAGCGAACCCTCCGTCACCTTTTACAGTGTTTACATAGCGCTTATCTGCTACTAGCAATTTTTGATACATACGACGAGAAGCATAGTCTGTGTAGATTGCTCCAACACCCATACCACCAAGTCTTTCAGCCTCATCCTGTGCTCTTTGCATAGCGTCTAAAGTTAACTGTCCACCGCCAAGGTTTACATTGTTACCTTGAGCTGCAAGATATGCACTTCTATCGATACCAAAAACAGTAGTTGTTAAACCATCTAATTGATAAAGAAGTCCTTTCATCTCTTGATTTAAAGAACCGCTTCTAATTAAACGAGACCCAGCCGTAGCCGTAACCGCTCCGCTAAGAACAACAACCGCCGCTGCACTTGTAGCCGTACCAGAAGTAATTGAAACCACTTCTACTGCACTCGCCTCAATAGCATCTACACTTGTTACGATATCTACTAAAGACCCAACATCTAAAAATTTAAGAGCTGCTTCTGTGGCTTCACGACCAATTAGAGAAATACTTGTAGTCGCCACAGCATTTGCACTTAATTGACATAAAGATCCATTACCATTCCAACCCATTTGACGATTAGACTCTGATTTTAAATCATTATACCCTTCTTCTAATTCATAGGCTGCACTACGTACAAATGAACCAACGTCAGATTGAGACGCCTTAATCATTGGACCAGTGATACCAAAACGAAGGTAGTTATAAGCCGCTGGAATTAAACCCTGTACAGTCGTTTGACGACCGATCTTTGGTAATGTTCCACCGTCACTTGTAGCTCCTACACCTTGGTTTCTACGAACCTTTAAAGGTCTTACTACTTGAAAACCACTCCAGCTAAATTTGCCTTTCTCCGCTCCGCGGTAAATTGCGCAATCCTCGTTAAATTGATCTACTATTGGACCTTGATAGAAGTTTTTTAACTCCGCAAGGCCACTGTTTATTCCTTGAAATTGATTAGCCATTTTATTTTATCCTCTTGTTAATGTGTTAATAGCGTGCTGCGATGCTTCACTTAAAGACATCCGCTTTCGCCCCTCTCCTACTGGACCGCCGCCTTTTCCTGTATCAAAACCCTCAGTGTTCGCTTGAGATTGTTCTTTTGCCTTGGTATTCTGGTAAGCCTCTACCTTTGTTTTCATTCTGTCGTGTTCATTCTTAAAGAGCTTTTCTACCATTTGCTCCGTAACCTGGATTTTTTGACCCGACTGTTTGGCTTGGTCCAACATACCAATAAGCTTAGAATTCACTAGCTCACCGTCTGCGAATTGATACTTTTTCTCCATGGTATCGAATTGATTATCTAACCACTTTGACTCAGCCGCTACCTTGGATTCAAAAGCCTCTTGTTTGATCGACTGTAAGTCTTTCAAGTGAGGCTCTAGCTCCTTATTTAATAAGGCTTTAAGCTGCTCTTGCGCGTCCTTATCCCCCTCTTGAGTACCCGAAGCCGTTGCAAATTTATCTATCTTAGCGTGATACTTTTCAGGATAAATTTCCTTAAACTTAGACACCAATTGAGGGTCAAATTTAGAATTAGCCAGAGTCTCGAAATCATCTGCGAAATTTTCCGCATACTTTCTTTCTTCTGCTAGCTCTTGAGTTTTTCTCGTGTAATCACTTTGACGCATTCCCATTTTAGAAAATTCATCCTTAGTGACCTCACGTCCATCCCATTTAAACCTATCTAGGGAATCAAGATCGACTAATTCGTCTTGTGTGCTCCCTTGGGTTTCAATGCTTTGGTTTTCATTGTTTTCTTCCTCCGGCTCTCGTCCGTTGGCTTCTACTTTGTCTACTAATTCCTGTGTGTTAACGTCCATTTTTCTCTCTCCTTATTTCTTTTTCATTAAGTTGTATTGCATTTTTTCACTGATACTTGCTGGCTTTTTTCCGTTTTTTAAACGAGTCATAATTCTCTCGTCCATTACTTCCTTGTCCATGCCTGAAAGCTCAGCGTCTTCTTCCAACTCGTCGTCGTCGTCTTCTTCTTTATTCATCTCTAAAGGATCTTTTTCCTTTAAATTAGAAAACGGCTCAAACCCAAGCATGGATTTTTTCTTTTCTTCCATGCTCATTTCCTGGTCCACATCCTCTAGATTCTCAACCGACGGGTCTTCCATTTCTGAGTCACTATCTATAATAATGATCTTGGCCCCTCGTCTGTTCTTTAATGCTTTTAATAATTCTTCCACTATAACACTCCTTCGCCGTCTATAGGCTCGTCCACTATTCCCTCACCCTCTAAAACATCTTGTGGAATAGGCCCCATAGACTCTAATCCCATATCTGCCGCTACCTCTTGAGCCGCCATACTCTCTTGCATATCAGGATTAGACGGGTCGGCCCCTACGTTTGGATTTGTTAAATTCACCTGCTCTTGCAAATGAAGCTCCATTGCTCGCAGTAGTAACGATTGAGATACATCGCTTAAAGATTCAAACTTTTCCGATTTTCTATATTCATTGAATTTCTGATAAAACAAGACATGGTTATCTGCTTCATGGACCGGAGGCTCTATTTCATCCTCAATTAATTTAATATGGCGCTTAATTTGACCCATATCTAAAGCGCGGTCCTTCCAAGTCTCTGCCACATCTCCAAACTCCATCATACCCAAGACTTTCTCTCTTACCGCTGGGTCATTAGGGTCACCCAAAAGTCCAGATTGCCAAGCGTTTATTGTCTCTTGCCTTCCTAAAATCTTAGATCCTGGTAAGGTAGAACCACGAACCACGAAAACATCAAAGTTACCTTTAATATCTTCACCTTTGAATGTTTTAACTAAATACTCTTTGTTTTTACCAGTAACTTTTAAGAATCTTTCTGTCTTATAATATTTCTGTGCAAACTTAAGTATTAATCTGCCGGCATCTGCATAGCCTTGCTCATGCCCTTCAGTAACTACACCGATCCTAGTATCATCTTGTTCAACTAAAAACTGCATTCCTAAAGCTGGAATGGATGCACTTGGAAGCTGGCCACGTGAAACCTCGTTAATACCGGAGATATCATTAAGCTTAGCGTCCAAAGACTCATCTTCATTATAAACATAGGCAGGCATAGCAGGGATTTGCATCGCATGTGGCTCGCTAGCGCCCTTTACTGGGTCATACTCTACCACTTCGCCCGACTCATCGTTAATAGCCTCACTCATCAAGCCATGACCACGTGCCGCTATGTATTTTCCTGTTAACAACCTATTCGTCCACTTACTTCTCAAATCAAGTAGTCTATTCATTTGATCTTGTATCGGTCTTAGTTGAGTAATAATGGCCTCACTATAAAACTTGCCGGCGATAATAACATCGTCAAATTTTATAAAAGGTAATTCATCAATAGGTAGTTTTTTATTTACTAGCAGTACTCCGTTAGCCACTACCATATGTCTACCCTTAGGATACTTGCCGCAAGGCTTTTCGTAATAACTTATTTCAATAGCTGAGTTTTTAGGTTGATAGTTTGTTCCACCGGCTGAGCCTGAGCTATTATTCATACCCTGAATTCTACCCTCATAAGCTAAAGAGTTTAGCCAGATGCCCTCGGCATTTACTAGCTTCCCTAGGTCCGGATAAGTTTCCTTAAAATAATCTAGCGTTCTTACCTTTGCATGAATTACATATCTCGCCTCGTCCATATCTTTTGCGCTTGGGTCTGGGAATACCTCGAAAGCTGATACAACATCTACTGCTATCTCACCTTCATGCTCGGAAATAGTCTCACCCATATCATCCGTATGATTAATCGGCTTTCCCATGGTTGAATCAAACCTGACTTTTAAATAGGCGTGTCCGCATTGCTGCGTCCATTGAATTAGCTCACGTCTTTTTGCATCTAGTCTGAGTCTATTCCATACATCTAGAATTACCTCTATTCCTAGATTTGCAGCATCCTTATCTTCCTGGTCAGAAGATTGAGGCCTTACATCGTATTTAGGAGGTGATTTAGTTAGACGAGCTAAACGATTATTAGCCGTTGGTAGAATTTTATTATTATATACTCGGTTTTTCTTTAAGAAATTAGCCTGAGCGTTTAACGGTCTGAACTGTTTAGAAGTAGTATCGTAATATATACCGTCAAAACCAAGCAGATAGGCCACATTTGTAAGCCATATTCCCTCATGTGCTACCCTCGCATTGTTAGACCTTATTTCCTCGAGCTTACTTTTGACGAATGCTGCCTTTGCGCGTTCATCTCCAGTCTGATCCATCTCGTCTTTTAGCTCACGTTTCTCGCCGTTTAAAAATCCGTTTAGATTTTGTCTGGCCCTATCCATTAGGCTCATTCAATATTCCTTCAAATGTTAAAGCTTTTAACCTCTAAAATCGCCCATAACGCCCATTTCATCAAATCCTTGCATCATAGGTTGTTTATCGGTCTTTACCTTCTCTTTCTTTAGTAGCTTTTCATTCTGAGCATATTCTGAATAATCTCGACTCATCAACTTATTTACCAAAACCTGGGTATGTCTCATCCAAAAAAACTGCGTACCAATTAAAAGTATAACTAAGCTTACTAAAAAAACAATTTCAATAGACATTAGTACAGATCCCTTTTTAGTTCACTTTCAACCGCTTCTGTCTTGCCTTCCATCACTAGCATTAAGCCCTGATACCAAAAGAAATTCGGTAGTTCCTTTGAGGCCCTGTTATAGTGAAGCATTAACTTTCCGCTAATCTCTAGCTTTGCAACCTTGTTTAACTTAGCAAGGGCTACCATATCTTGCAGCTCATTCTCAGTCTTTGCAACTTTATTAAGCTCTTTAATATCTACCTTTTGCTCCACCACTTCGGCTTTTGTAGCCTCTGGCTCTTTGTCTTTAGTTGTTATTCTAGGCTCTATATCGCCCAAAATATCGTCCTCTAGGTCTATTTCAGTATCCTTTTTAAGGGACTCTAATAGCTCTTTATCCTCAATAGGGTCTAGGTCTAAGTCTTTGATTTCTTCTGTGCTTAAGGCTTTTTTTACTACTTTCTTAGTAGTCTTTTTCGTCGCTTTTTTCTTTGCCATTAGGGTTTCCTTCCTTTTTTAATTTGTTGTATGTACCATGCCTCATAGTCCGGACTGTTTGGAGATGGTTGTTTCTCAACAGTCTTTTCTTTACTAGGAGGGTAGGCTATCTCTTGAATGCTGGCAAGCGCATCCATTAAGTCGTCATGCGCAGACCTTGGAAACTTAGCGTATTCGTCCTCTAAATCGGTCAAGCCCCTAGCTAAAAATATGCTGCCCCACTCAAACCTAGGAACTAAGCCCCTAATTCTATCGTTTTTAGTCCTGTCTGTGCCTGGATGGTAGTCCCATACATTAATGAACTTGTTTCTACGCCTCATTTCCTCGTCCAAAAAGTGCATTAAAGCCTTTTGATATGCTACTGCCTCTATTCCTATCGTCTTAGGTTTAAACTTTTCTTCTATTTGAAATACCAATTGAATGATCTTAGTAGCTGTAATCTTATATCTTTTGGCAGCTCTTATATACCAATTATTCTCTGTGTCCACATCAACTATAACTACAGCCGTAAAATCAGCGCTTTCCTCTTGAGATATTGCAGGGTCTATAAAGGCAAACGTATTGGTGTTCTTTGGTATCTCATCGTAATACTTAATCCAGTCCTTTTTAAAATCCTGGTCGCCCTCTGGTATAATTCGATTGAGCATTTGATTCGCATAGATATACGGACCCAATTCTTTTCTTTTGCTCTTTAAATACTCTTCACTAAGCTTTTGAGGAAAGAATAAGCTTCCATCCGGTCTAACCGCTGCATCGTAAACAATAGACCAACCGTTTTTTTCTAGTCTCATTTAGAAGCTAGTCCATATATGCCAGCGCCAATAAGAATAAAACCAAGACGAGTAATCCAAGTATCTCCATAGTCTGATACTCTCGCATTGTTTAGCTCTATCCTTGTATCTAAAAGTTCCGCCATGATAGCAGTTTGTGATTTTTCGCAAGACTTATAAGCTTTATACCGATACTCCGGCACGCTAATCCTTGTCGTCGATAATGATGTATTCGTCGTTTTCGAGTAAATCTTTAGTGGGAATATCATTAATACGACGATGAATAAGCTCAAGCTCCATATCGAAAACCTTCCTTCTTTCCTCTGATATTGCATGTAGAAATCTCCTTTCTTTTCTTTTAAACTTAGCAGATAAAAAGATATAAGAAAACGTACCTATAACAAGACCTATCAAAGCCCAAAGGAACTCCATTAGTGCTTGATGTTTCCCATCAAGTAATCTAATCCTTCTTTTACCTTTCTTAAGCCTACATCCATTACAGACCAAATCTTGTTATCAACCTTGGTTTTAGTCTCATCTTTAAAGTGGTATATGGTCTTAGCAATCATTGAACCCACTACGTTATATAGAACCAATACAACAATCACTGTGGAAACTAATTCCGCTTTCATATTAAAATCCATATAGCCCCCTAGCTAATGAGAAACCTAAAAACATAGATAGTGTTAGCCCTAAAAACACTAGCACTACTAAAAGCTTTGCCACTTAATACCTAAGCCTTCGCGCCTGTATAAAGTAAGCGTCTGAACTTACATTAGTTACAATGTCTGATTTGTTTTTAAGGTAGTAAGTAGTGTTGCTTGAGATATTTACAATATAGCCGTCTATCGCTATGGTTTTTCTACATCCGGTATATGGTAGCCGCGTACCTCTGACAAAATTAACCATGCTAATTAGTCCTGTACCACTGTTTCCAGACACCGTTCCAATAAGTAGCTCATAAATTGCATTTATTGCGCCTGAAGTGGATGTAATCCCGTATCTAGCGTTTAGAATCCACTCTCCAGGAGTTAACGTAATGCTCGTTAGGTCGCCCCACTGATTTGCAGATGGAACCCATGCAGTGGTAGACTCAGAGCCGCTTGAAATTACATCCCCAGTGTTGGAAAAAAGTGCAGTCTGAGAAAACGGCACTTCACTTATATCAAATGTAATGGCGCTATCAGAATTAAAATTATAAGAAGTATCAGACACAGAATCTAAGCTCACGCTAGCCGTATCCCCTGCCTCTAAATATACGTTATTTCTTACAGCTCCAATGGACCAACTTGTGTTCGCATTTGCAGACTCTTGCCTTGCAACCGTTGCGCCCCCTGCGGTTACTCTCATTACTAATAATTCGTTAGCTGTAAGACTACTTACCTTGGCGGAGGCTTGAAAGTTATACCAACTTGAGCGAGGACAAGTCCAAACTCCAGTTGCAATATTAAAATTAGCCGATGTTCCATAAATAATATTGTTATAAATAAGAGTAGTCTGCGCAC